GTGTTATACTAATCTATTGATTTACAAACATTTAAGTAAAATACTTTCCGTGTCCACACAATACAATCACTTTTTAAACCAACCAACAGTAGATAGGCTACTTTATACCAAATCAAATGCGTTAATCTATAAAAATTAACGCATTGACACTACCCCCTTTGCTAATTCCGATTTCCCATTTTAACCCATCCCCCCTAAATACAGTACTCGACCTTTGCTGTGTGTCTGTATAGGTTATTTATGGTTTTTGAGTATTTATTTAGTGTTTTAGGTTTTTTTTGAGTTGTTTTTCGTTTTTGGTTGTTTTAAGGCGATTTAAGGTAGTATAATTTATGTGTAATGGTTCGTATTGGTTTGAGTGAGATACTGTTTTATTCGGGTTGTATTAAAGCCTTGTGATGTATTTAGGAGATATAGTGTGGTTGGGTTTGTTTGGGATTAAGTGTATGGGTGTTGTATAAATTGATATTTTAAGAGTTTGGAATATGGTTTAATTGGTATTGGAGTGGTAATTTTATGTACAAAAGTGTAGAAAATAACGCTGTGGATTGAACTAATTCGAGGTTTTTATCAACAAGGAATGTTATAAATGTTGTATATTTGGGATTAAAAAGGTGAATAGTATGGGAAGAAAGACTATGGATAATAAGAAGTTGGACGAGCTTGGGTATGAGCGTATATTAGTATTGATGACATTTATGGGGGATATGACGATGTTTCGGTTTGCAAAGGCATTAGGGATAAAGATAAACCATTTAAGGGTGCTGTTGAATTTGTATTTGTATGATAGACCTATGCGAATGGACGAGTTAGGAGGATTGAGGTATCGTTTTCATCACAAGCGAATGTTGATATTAGAGACGAGGGGTTATATAGAATCGGAGTTGGTGCATGGAGTTAAGATGTTAGTTAGTGGTGAGGTTGATGCGGACTTTACGAGATACAGTTTGACTTATGAGGGTAGGGTTTTGGTGGAGTGTTATTATGGAGCTATTAACAAGGTAATGGATAAGTTTAGGGAATATAATATGCATGAAGTATTTAGTGATATAGATGAGGTTATCAAGTTGGGTTTTTCGGAGTTTGGTTACGATTTAGATAATGATATATTTGGTAGGGATGTTAGCAGTAGGGGATTTGTGGTTAAGACAGGAGATGAAAAAGAGGAGGAAGATGAAGAAGATTATTAATGTATGTGAAAGGGTTTATATGTGTGTGGGAGAATCTGTTATAGATTTGGGTATAGGCGTGTATAAGGTGTATTGTGTTAAATATCCTTATCACAAGGAAGATGTAGGGTATAAGAGGTGTTGTCCTATGGTGGGAGATAGTGAGTACGATATAGCATATAGGGCTACTCATTGCAGTATAAACTGTTTAAATAGTGATAGGGAGGATTTTTTGAATAAAAGGGGTTTGATGTTGGGTATAGAAAAAGCTATTGAGCAGTATAATATTGGAAATGGAGTTTGTTTTGTAGGGAATGGGATAGACAGTATAGTTCCGTTAATGTGTGGATTGTTTATGAATAGTGTAGGGTTGTATAGAGGAAGCTTTAATGATATGCTGGTTTATATGAGTGAGTTTATAGGTGATGAGTTTGTTCCTAAGCGAGGTCAATTGATGTTGTTTTGTAAGGAGTGGGTTTTAAAATAATTCTGTTTTGTTAAAGTTTCCCTTTCCGTTCCATGTATGGAAGTCCGTTCATTTCATTTCCATTTGATGTTTCTTTAAATACAAAATATGTTTCTTCAATTCGTTAATCCTCGATTGATGTTCCCTTATCTGTGTTTCTATTTCTTGGCTTGTTTTAGCCACTTTGTACCCTTTGTTGCACGACAAGGCTATAATTGGAATATCTTGCTTTATTTCAGCCAATATGCGCCTTACGTTGCGGTCATTGGTACTATTGTAAGTCCACCCTAATTTGTGGCATAATTGCTCCTTGTTCAATGGTGCTTTTGCCTTTTTTAGCTCCGATTTTAAAATGATGTGTTCTACTTTCATGATTTAGTATTTATATATTAATTTGAGTTGCGTAAATTTCCGAGTTATGTGCCATTAAGGAGTAGTAGTCCTAATAAAGTTTGAGAAACCTGATGCACTATAAAGTTTTTCATAATCTTTGGGGTTTTCTTCTTTCCATTTACGATACATATCCATCCAAATTTTATCGTCAACTTTTTTAATTGTACCATTCGATACTTCATAAACAACATAATCCCAATTCCAATCTTTCATTATTGGAACTGTCGTGATTAATTTTTCTAATGTTTCAATTTTTAAAGCCTTGTCAACATCGTAAGTGGCTTGTCCTTCGGTAACATAATATTTACCATTGTCATTTAAAATAAAATATTTTTCCATTTTGTTTTGAAATTTAACGGCACATAACAAGGTATATATGTTATACGCCAATGAAGTGTTGTACTTAATTTAAAAGTTTGTGGTCAGGCGTACAACACATATACCCAACCGTTAGCGGTCAGGCTAATCGACAACAACCTCACGCTTGATTGTATCAGGTTTTAATCTACCCATTATTTGCTCCCTAACTTCCAAAGCGATGAAGTCAGCAACTCCAATTAATTCTAATGGATTAAAACCATCATTTTTGCGATACATTCCTTGAGTTCCGTCTTCATAATGTTGTACAGTTACTGTATATGTTTTGGTTGTAACTACTTTCTTTTCTCGCTTTTCAGCTACTTTTTTATTTGACATTTTTAAAAATTTAATTATTAAACAAAAGCCCGAACCGCTAACATAGTGTTGCCAAAATGGTGGCGGAAGTGCATTTAATGAACATTTTACCGTTGTTCAACGTTAGTGCTTTATTCAGCTTCATCTTTTTGATTTCCACCACTTCGGCAACACTCGGCTCGTTAGGCGCAATAAAACTTTTAATAATTATTTCCCCCAGAGCCGTTACACATTGATAATTCCGTTTTTAATTAGAATATCTTTTACCTTTTCCCAATCAACTTGCGGTTTATCAAAATAAAATCCTTCTCCATTTTCGCCAAAGTTTCCATACAAAAGTGGGCAACCTAAAGCAGCATCATCAATGTAAAGTTGTGCGTATGCTTTCGGGCTTGTAGTCCAAGTGTGTTGCGTTGGGTTGGTTTGTATACCATACAGCGGTATTTCATTTTCTTTAAACCAATTCACAGCATCAGTTAAATAGTTGCCACTTTCTAAATGAAGCTCATTATCTTCTCCAGTTGGGTTAACTATATCACTTCGCATTGTGAATAACACTAATTGATGTCCGCTTTCAATAAGCTTCTTTAAGACAGGCACAGCACCAATGTCTTTGCCAACTTTTGGAAATTCGTGCGTTACACATGTTCCGTCAAAGTCAATGCAGATGGTAATAGGTGTTATTTTCTTTTCCATATAAATTTTTTATGTGTTTTTCTTAATCCGTTTATGCAGGCACTAATATTTGACGGAATAAATCCGCATTGTTTTGCTTCTTTCGCACTATTCCATTCTTTTACTGGGTTTAAATTTAGGTCATATTGGATAATTGGTTGGCTTGACATAATCCTCATTGCTTCTATCCTTTCTGCTGTATATCTTGTTCCCTTCAATGGATTTCTATATCCGCTTCTATATTTTTCTTTATGGGTTGCACTCATTTGTTTTTTGCTTTTGTTGCTGAACCCTTTTCTTTTAGTCCAATGATTTTCTCCGCCTTGTGCTTTTGACTTTATTTCATTTCTCCATTGCGGATGTTTAATGCCTAAATTTGCTGCTCTGATTTTATCCCTTGTGTCATTTGTTCTTTTCAGACCTAATGAACTACCAGCAACCCTACAAATATTGTAAATAGGCTTTAGGTTATCAATGTAGTGTTGCTCTCTTTCAATAAGTTTTTTTTCATCATTTACAACTTCTACATTAAATCGTTCCATACATAAATGATTTAATCCAACCAGTAACACTTGCATTTACATCTTCATAGATTCCTATCTCATAATCATAACCTACACACTCGTACCATTTAGCAGTAGTTTTTACCGCATAAATTATAGTGGCATGGTCACGTCTTAGCATCCTGCCTATGTCACTATATCCTAATCCTATAACAGATTTAAGGTTGTAAAGGACAGAAGCAATGGAGAAACGATACGCTACGATGTCACGTGTTTTTCGTAACGTAAATATCATTGGATACGCTTCTTTTAAAAATAACGACAATTTAACTATATCTATCTTATCCGGTGGAGGATTTTGTCTGTTCCGTTCAAGAAGCATTAGGCTCTCCAAATACTCCATCTTTCCGATAGGATTAAGCGTTACGAATGTTGCCGGATGGATTGTCATTGATTTCTTTTATTAATTTAAAAATAAATGTGTTTGAGTTCGGCTCTTTGACCACTTCATACTTTTCTGCTTCTTTTATCAACGCCATAAACTCGTGTTCCAATGGCGTATCAGGAGTGATGCTTAACTCCTTTGTTCCGTTTATTTTTAGTGTTACTTTCATATTAAACTTTAGTCTATTTGTGAGTTAAATAATATAACATCATTTGATTACTTCACATTTAATCTTACAACTTTCCCCATCGGTAGATGTAAAATGTATATGCGAATCTACAGTCATAGAACTTCTATTAGGCTCACATTTCCAAAACTCATGCCTTATCACTTGTTTTATATCAAAAGCCAATCTGTTAGTATCATCAATTTTAGTACTATGTATTCCTTGACTACCATTAAGTCCGTAACTTATATCAAATAATTTATTCCTAACAATCATTAATTCTTTGTCTGCAAAATCGTGATACTCATCTCTATGATTATCCCATATATTATTTTGAATGGTTGGATGGTCTTTAATTTTATCAAATTGCCCCATTCCAATTCTGCTATAAAGGTCAAGCGCATCCATAATTAAATATGCTTGTTTTTCTGTAATTTCTAACTTTACCATAATAATTCTGTGTTGTTGCATAGTATCATATTAATTATTTTTCACTACAAAACGGTAATTCTTTAATTGTTTAGTTTTTTTTCGTTATTTTTTAGTGTTACTTTCATTGTGCATCTAAATTGTAATTGTTTTTAATTTAATTTTTTCAATCAACTCCCAACGCTACGCACATTTTGAAATAACTCTCCAGCGTTATGTTGATGTTTGTCTTTGTGACAAACCTCCTAACTGTCGGATATGTCAACCCTGATATGGGTGCCAATTTGTAGGCACTCATATTTTTTTCTTTCATTGCATCTACAATATGCTTGTGTGCAACGTTCATTTTTTTTGTAACTTTATTCATAGTGTGCAAATATAAGTATAGTTTTTTAATTATGCAAGTATATTTTGGTTTTTATTTTCACTTAGTTTAATTATGTTTTGTTGTATAATATTTTCGTGTTTAGTTATTACCTTTAATTTGTGTTTATAGTCCAATGTGGGGTTTAGTAGTATTTTGTTTTTAAGCCTTTCTGCAACTTTAAGTTCAAAAGAATACAATGTGCTTTCTATGTCGTATTGTTCTGTATTTTCTATATTGTAATCTAATCCTAATGCAAGATTAGATATTTCACGCACAGCAACATCTTTATTGTGTATGAAATCAGATAGTTCAAAACTTTCGCAATCTTCACTATTTATATACTCAAAAAACAATAGACATCTTTTGTTTTCAAACATATCAGGATAAAAATTTTTATCTATATTATTAAAGTAGTTTAATATATTCCACTCATTTAGGTAAATCAAAATAATACGAATTAAATGGAGTTCTATATTTGTTTCTTTCTCTATTTCTAATACAGTGTGATGTTTTTTTGGTTTTGTTGTATTGTTAAAGCCAAACTCTTTATTGTACGTTTGAAGTAATATGTCTCTTGTAATTTTATCGGGATGTAAATTAATCATCCTAATTAATTCTTTTGCCAACTTAACTTTGTCTATTATATTAAAGTCTTTTAATAAAGATATTCTATGTTTTATAAATTCTATTTTATTGGACTGTATATAACCATTGGTTTTGTTTTTTAATTCCCTTGCAATATTATCAGGGTCTTTATCTTTAGGTAGAGGACATATATAAATATTCATACCTGCTTTTAATAATTCTTCACAAGCATTAAATGTTGCCTTTAATCCAGCGTTATCTCCATCATATAAGATAACAATATTTTGTGTGTATCTCTTTAGTGTTGTAGCGTGTTCTGTGGTAAAAGCAGTTCCAAGTGTTCCTACTGTGTTTTTTACACCATTGTCAAACAAAGAAATAACATCTGTTGCGCCCTCTACTACTATGGCTTCGTCTTTTTCTGTAATGTGTTTTTTTGCAAAATACAACCCAAAAAGCTCTTTTGATTTTTTAAATACTCTATTCTCTGATGTATTAATATATTTAGGTTGCATTGTTTCAATATTTCTTCTTGCAGAAAAACCAACAACCTTTCCTATGCTATTGTGTATAGGAAATATTGTCCTATCCCTAAACGTATCATAATAAGTGTTATCGGCTTTAATTCTACATAATCCATATTTAGATACTTCTTCATTGGTAAAACCTTTTTCTATAAGGTACTTATAAAGTTGTGAGTATAAAGAAGATGTATGTCCTATTTGAAATAAACTAATCACTTCATCGCTTAACCCTCTTTCTTTTATCAGTCTATGAGACAAACTGTTTGGTAGTTTATATGTAAAAAATTCAGTAGTAACTTTATTTATTTCTAATATCTTATTGGTTTCAAGTTGGGTTGCATCTAACTCATTACCTCCATCTTCTTTTAGTTCGATTTTGTATTTATCACAAAGTGTGGTTATTGTGTCGTAAAAAGATAATGCTTCATATTTCATTACAAAAGAAATAACATCCCCTCCCTCGCCACACCCAAAACACTTATAGAAGTTGTTGTTTTGATTTACTATAAAAGATGGCGTTTTCTCATTGTGAAAAGGACAACAGGCTCTATATATACCACCTTGTTTCTTTAGGTGGATATACGAACCTATCACATCTACAATATTTATAGACGAAACTGATTTAATAGTGTTTTGTGATATTTTACCCATTATTGGTTATTAGAAGTGAATTTCTTTGGAGTATGAGTATTGTTGTATTCATCGGCTTCCCTTCTTGGGTATAACGCCAAAGTAATACAATCGTTTTTATCTTTGTTTTCTTCTATCCATTTACTGAACTTTGGTATGTAAACCCTTAATACCTGAAATGACCCATGCTTACCATTTATGGTTTTTACATTCAATCCTTCTGCTGTATTGTTATCTTTCATTATTGTATAGGTTGTTGTTAATTAAAAAAGAGTAATGTGCTAAAAGAATTGCATCGGCAGTTTTAAGCGTTATTTTCATATTTGGGTACAGCCGTTGAGCATAATTTTTTAAGTTGTTCTTATGTTCTGTTTTGCTATCAAAACCCTTTCCTGATAATCCATAATGTTTCATCCATTTTTGAGGACTGGCTTCTTCAAATGGTATTTTGTGTGCCACTATAAGTCCTCTTAAAAAACCCTTTGATTCTCCAAACTTAAAAGAAGATGAAACACCTTGTTTTGGCATTGAGTGTACATTCTCAATCATACATTTAACTATATCATACCTATCTTTAGCTTCTTGTATAAATTCAGATAAATCTGCATCTGTATTATCATTAGTTATAACATTAAGTATTTCTCTACCATTTGTTATCGCAATAGCACCCGAACCTCCTACATCTATTCCAATATAGACTTGTTCCTTGTTTTCTAAGTTAAACTCCATAATAATTAAATTTTTGGTTTGTTATTGTTAATTTGTTCTTTTGACTTCAAAATACTATCAGAAACATCGCCTTTAAACGAAATAGTTCTTAATACCTTTCTGTCTAAATTTTTACCCTCTGTTTTCCATGTTATTTTACCATATTCATCAAAATCCAATGTATCAGGCGTTTTGTTTGTAGATATATTGATATTGTCGCCCATAAACTGCCTTATAATGTTCTCTTTTAGTGTTACATCTCTTTCTAACTCTTTTATTAATTCTTTGTAGTATTTCAACTCTAATGCGTTTATAAGTTGACTTTCATCCGCTTTTATAATATCAGGTTCAGATAACCACCTTTGGTTCATAAAATCTTTATATCGTTCAGAACCATCGGCAGAAGGCTCTAATTTTTGTATTTCGTACTCTATCTTCCTTACCGCATCCATGTTTCCTCTGTTGAGTTCTAACTCTCGTTCCGCTACTAATTTTTTGGCAGGTAAAACCATTTTATACCAAAACACATAAGATTGCTCTTCTATTTGAGATATAAGCGACTTATTGGCTTCGACTGGGTAAACCCACAACTCCCTATTGTCAAGCTCTAAAAAGGCTATTTCTGCGTATTCTAAACCCATTATCATTAATTGTTGCTGAACCTGCATTACATACATGGGGTCTATACCCTCTTGCCATTTTTTGGCAACCCAAGATGACCCTGTTTTACACTCTAAAATTCCATTATCTTCCAACATTGTACCATCGGTTAATTTAAAACAGCCTTTTGTTATTAACCTGTCTATGTTCGTAAATAAATGGGGATATTTTTCATTAGATAAAACTCCGTGTACATTTCTACAATCTCTAACTTTATTGTTTTTTTCATAGTTGAAAATGTAAGAATCTTTAGTGCCGTCATAATACTTCCAAGCGTTTGCAATTAACTCTTCTTGTTGATGCCCCCAAAAAGTGTATTTGTTAGGTTCCCTAAAGGCAGGTTTCAACCCTATTTTCTCATAAAAAATCTCTATACAACTACCACCCTCGTAATCATTAAGACCAAGTATTCTGCCTATATCAGAAGCTCCAATACCATTACTTCTCCTCTTGTGCCATTCTTCATCTTTCTCTGGTATGCGCTCTATATACACACCTCTTTCTTTGTTGTAATATTCCTTAGAATGCAATGTCTGTGTTGTTTGTGTTTGATTCATTTTTTTTATTATTTAAAATTGACGATAATTCATTGTTATAATCAAAACCCCCATACCCTTTTATAAAATCAAAAAATAAACTTCCCGTTTTTCCCTCCCTGTTTTTTGCTACAATAACTTCACATTTATTTGACATTTCAATTGGAGTTATATTTCTTCCGTTTTTATGTAACAAAAAATATTTACCCTCTAAATGTCCGTATGTATCTCTTTCATCTTTACTTCTTGCTTCAAAAATATTTTGAGTGTACATATCGGGTCTGTAAAACAAAACAACTACATCTGAATCATTCTCAATAGAACCTGAATCTTTTAAATCGCCAATTATAGGTCGAGGATTGGGTCTTTTGTCTAATTCTTTATTTAATTGTTGTAATATAATTATTGTAACATTTAGTTTTCTTGCTATTTTTTTTAAAGCAAACGTAAAATAACCAATAGCATCGCTTTTAGTAGTTTGCTTTGTTTCATAATGTAATTTTACTAAAGTAAGATAATCTATTGCAAAGACCTTAATGTGTTTTGTTATAGCCAAAACAATAATCTTTGCTAAAATAGAGTGTACATCGTATTCGGGATTATCGTCTATAAATAGCGGTGATGCAGAAAAAGTGGTAACAAAATTATGAAACCTGTCTTTATCTTTGTCGCCTAATAAATTGTTTCTAAAAGCATACGAATTTATTTTAAGATGAGCAGATGTTATTCTTGTAACATACGCACTTGCTCTCATTTCTAATGAAAAAACCGCACAAGGTATGTTGTTTAAAAAAGATAATCTTCTTAACACTTGAAGTAAAAAAGCCGTTTTCCCTGCCGATGAACGTGCCGCAAACGTAACCAGTGTTCCTGGTAATAAAGTAAAGTAATCGTCTATTTCTTTGTACCCTGTTGTGTATCCTAACTCTTTTTCGGATTCATTTAACAATCCAAGCATCATATCTTTTAATAATATTCCAACAGGCTTAGATGTATCAATATTTTCTCCATACAAAGAACTTTCTAATGAATTTATGGCTTCTAAAATTAATTCATCTGGAGGTATTTCGCCTTTTTGTGCTTTGTTTAAAATGTCTTTGGCTACATCTACTTGAACCCTATATAAATAGTCTTTTTTTAATACTTCTATCCTTAATTCAAGTGTTGGAAGACTAAGTGTATTGCTTGTTATTTCACTATATACATCATCACCTATTTGTTGATAATGATTATTCTTTATTAACCTATCTTTTACTGTAAAAAAATCAACCTCTGATTGGTTAATAAATAAGTCATAAATCGCAGAAAAAACGTATTGAGATATTTTATACTCAAAAAACTCTTTCTTGTTTATTTTTTGAATTGCAATAACCTTATTGGGTTCATCGTTGATTATCGCACCTAATATTGAAAATTCTAACTTTAAATCTGACATAGGTATTATTTTGTATTTAACTCAATATTGGTATCATTAATAGCATTAAGTTCTAATCTATAATTATGTGTGTAGTATTGGATTGTTTTTGGGCTTATGTGTCCTAATTTTGCCGATGCTTTAGTTTCATCATTTGTAGCATTAAGTGTTTTAAAAGCGGCTGTATAACGTATGCTATGACTTGAATAATCCTCTAATCCAACTGCTTCAAATAATTGTTTTAGTCTCTTGCAAAATACTGTAACATTTAAAGGTTTATATCTTTCGTTTTTATTAAAATGAAATTTATGCTGTATAAATAAAGGCTCGTTTTTATCATAAAAACCTCTTGTTCTAAGGTAGGTGTTTATGGCTTTTAATGTGCCATCGTGTACTCTACACACTAATCTTCTGCCCCCCTTTTGTGTACTGTCTATTATTGTGTAGTTATTGCCAAAAGCATCACTAATAGTCTTAATGTCGCTTATCTTAATACGAAATGGCTCTCCTACCCTCATTCCTGTTGATTGTAGTAGTTTTAATATGGCATAATCTCTTATATCTGCCGATTTTCTAAAGTCGAATAATTTGTATATTTCTAAAAACTTCTTATCTGAAATAACATCTTTATTTCCACCCTCATATCTATATTTTTTAATAAACAGCCTATTGTAAACTTTATTCTCAAATTCAGTATGAGAATCTAAATATTCAAAGAATTTCTTTAAAGTGTTAGACACTCTGAAAACGTGAGATTCTTTGTAATTATAATGCAAAGAATTAATATAATCTTGGATGCAGTTCCAGTTTAATGGCTCACCACACTCTTTTAACATTTTGTTTAAAACAGAACGATAATTCATTGCAGTATTTTTGGCTACCTGTCTCCATGCAATAAATTCTTCTACATGTTTTTCTAAATTTATTGCTTTTACTTGCAATGGGTGTAGTGGTATTATTCTACACTCTTTAGGTTGGGTTTTTTCTTCTTGGTATTTAAAATCGAGATTCATAATGAAAGTATTTAAAATAGTATTACATTTGCAAAGATAATAAAATTTAAACAAGTAGTATTAAAAAAATGAAAAAAAATAAACACACAGATTTAATTCCTATTTTAGAAAGTAATAAGGTTCAGATAATTAACGACTTAGTTATGATAATGAAGCATAAAAAAATTAAAAGACGAGTTTTGTGTTCGGAAATAGGTATTAGTTATACGTTTTTAAGTGATGTATTAAATATGAAAAAGAATCCGTCTTATGATACATTGATTTTAATAGCCAAAGGTATAGGTGCTAGTGTTAGAATAATTGTAGAATAGTGAATATGTTTATGAGTAAATAAAAATAATTATCTATCTTTGTAAAGGAAAAGATACGATTGCCGATTTGTATCAATAATTTACTTGCCTTTTGATTTGAAGTTCGTACGGCAATCCGAACTGATAATCGAAAGGCATTTTTTATTTTATTATGGAAAATTTAAATAGAAAATTTGAGGGAATTTGGATTCCAAAAGAATTGTGGTTTGACCAAAATTTAACCTTACAGGAAAAAATATTTTTCATTGAAATCAACAGCCTTGATAATAATGATGGTTGTTATGCTTCTAACGAATATTTTGCTAAATTCTTTGGTTTAAGTAAAACAAGGGTAAGCCTGATTATAAAATCTTTGATTGATAAAAAGTACATAAAATCGACATTTATTTACAAGGAAAATTCAAAAGAAATTGAACGCAGGGTACTTAATATTTGTTACACACCCCCTTTAACAAAAGTTAAATACCCCCCTTTAACAAAAGTTAAATACCCTCCCCAAGAAAAGTTAAAGGATAATAATACAGTATTTAATAATACAGTATATATAAATAAAGAGAAAAAAGAAAAAAACTTTAATTTTAGAGATACTACCGTATTAGAAGATAAAGAGTTTATAGATATATTATTAGTAAATAACAGTATAGATGGAATAAAAAGAGTAATAACAGAAACAATGAATTATCATAAAACGATAAATAATAATATATCCACTATAAAGCTAAAAGAACATATAGTTAATAAGTTAAAAAAAGAAAAAGAAAAAAAAGAAAAAAATAAAGGCGTAATTTTAGGTTCAACATTTCAAAGAGGAAATTTCTTATGATAAAAATATCAAAAGGTAGGGTTTTAATAAGACCATTCAAATACAACACAATAAACGAAAACAACTTGCTTTTGCCTGAAAACTTTAAAAGGTTAGAATCTAAAGCAGAGGTTATAGCTGTATCGGAAGAAACAGATGATTTTGATTCTTGCAAAGTAGGAGACATAATTTTGTACGATAAGTATGTAGGCTACGAAGTTAATATCAATAATGAACGATATGAGATAATAGAAAATACCGATGTTGTTTGTATTATAGATAATGGAAATTATAAAATACCTTACAATTACGTTTTAGTAAAAACAATTACCGAAAGAGGAGAATCGGGCGTAGGAAGTTTAGTATTTGATACATCTTGGCAAAAAGAACGATTTAATCACACCTTTGCACAAGTAATTACTCCACCACAAAAATTAATACATTGTGGAGAACAACTTAGAAATAAAGACCTATATTCAGATGACTTTATTAGAAAAATCAACAACCACTCATTAGGTTTTGCAGTTTATGAAAACAAAGTAGATTTAGAGTATGGAGATATAGTACATTTCCATTATTTAGCCATTGAGGGGGCTTTAGTGTCGGGATATGTTATAGTAGATGAAATAACAAAAGAAAGGCTGTATATTATCCGATATGACTTATGTTATGCAAAAGAGGATAAAAAGGGTATAAGTTTTATAAATGGGTTTTTGGGATTAAAAGTAGAAGATATATCTGAAAGTAAGGAAATGGAATCGGGTTTATATTCTGTAAATTTAGATAGCAAGAATTTAAAAAAATGGGGCTACGGCGAGGTAGTCTTTATGTCCAAACCTAATAGCGGATATATGTTTTATGATATAAATGAAAACTTTTTATCAATAAAAGTAGGCGACTTAGTAAATTTTAAACCTACAAAAAAAATGATGATAGGCAATAATTCACTCTTAAAGAATGAAAAATTAAAAGAAATTACTATAATTCAAAGAAAAGATATTAATTTCGCTATCAATTAAAAATTAAAATTAAGAATATGGATTTTTTATTTTCACAAGAAGGCAGAAACAAAATTAAACAAGGCATAGACACCACAGCAAATGCAATCAAAGTAACATTGGGTGCAAAGGGTAGGAATGTTATTATCAGAACCTCTAACAATCGACCATACATTACAAAAGATGGTGTTACAGTCGCAAACAGTATTTATTTAAAAGACCCTGTTGAGGACATGGGTGCAACTTTGGTAAAAGAAGCGGCGATAAAGACAGTAGAACAAGCAGGAGATGGAACTACAACTGTTTCGGTTTTATTACAAGCATTAGTGGATAAATGTAATGAGCAGTTGATGAAAAAAGATGTGAACATTTTAGAGTTGAAGAAAGGCGTAGAAGATGCGGTTGTACAGACTATACAGTATTTAAAAGAAAACTCTATTAAGGTAGAAAACATAGATATAGTTAAAAATATTGCCACCATATCAGCTAATAACGATGAGTTTATAGGAGAATTATTATTTAATGCCTTTAGTAAAGTTGGTAAAAATGGATACGTTACAATAGAAGAATCGAACAACCATGAAACATCTGTATCCATAACAGAGGGGTTAATGATTGATAGAGGCTATATTAGGTATGATTTTATTACCAATGTGCCAAAAATGAGGGCAGAACTTAACGATGTTAAAATCTTAATAGTAGAGAAAGTAATACAAAACCCAACAGAAATACAAGGAATATTAAACGAAGTTGTAAAGCTGAATAAATCGTTATTATTAATTGCTGATGATATACAAGGTGGTGCTTTAGAGTTTATAGCATTAAACAAGCAAAGAGGAACACTAAAGGCTTGTATTATAAAATCTCCATCTTTCGGAGAAGAAAAAAGTGTTTTATTAAGAGATATAGCACTTTGTACTGGAGCGACTGTAATATCAGATGCTACCGGTATGCATTTAGATAAGGTTCAATTTAAACATCTTGGAACAGCAAGTAAAGTAATTTGTGAAAAAAACACAACCTATATCATTGATGGCAAAAGAGATATACCTAAATACATAGAAACAACAAAAGAGTTAGAAACACTTATTGAGGACAACAATGACAGTAAAGATAGAGATATAGAGTTTGCAAAAATCAGATTAGCCAAATTACAAAACAACATGGCAACCATAAAAGTAGGTGGAGTTTTGGAAACAGAAATGCGAGAAAGAAAAGACAGAATAGACGATGCAGTTTCAGCAACTAAATCGGCAATAGAGGAAGGATATATCGCAGGTGGCGGTTCATCTCTTTTAAGGGCATCTGACAGCCTAAAATTTTCAGGCAATAAAGATTATGACTTAGGTGTAGATATTGTAAAATACGCACTATTACAGCCTTTCTCTCAAATATTAAAGAATGCTGGAGTAGAAAATATAGAAGAAATAGCAGAAAAAATCAAAAAAACACCTAATTTGGGGTATAACGCTAAAACAAACAATATAGAGGATTTATTAGAATCAGGAGTGGTTGACCCTATAAAAGTAATAAGGGTGGCTTTAGAAAATGCGTCATCTTCTGCTACTATGTTTTTAATTTCAGAATGTGTAATTTATTAATATTATGGTACTATATTTTGACAATATACTTATAAAGCCTATACAACAAGAGGATAATGGAATATTATTTATGCCTGATTATATGAAACAAAAGCCGAACAAGGGTTTAGTTTTACAAGTAGGTACAGGTAAACCGAATGAACCTATGATGTATAAACCACAAGATGAGGTTTATTACAGAAACGGAAGTCCTACCGAAATAGAAATCAAAGGAGAAACTTTATTGTTAATTAAACAGAGTGATATTTTGTTTAAAATATAGATTATATGTATAAAAAAGAGGATTTTGATAACTTATATTGGAATCCTTTTGGTAATCCAAAAGGTGTTCGTAAACTATGGAATACATTAAATTTATATAGCGAATTTAACCAAAACCTTGTAATAATAGAGGAAGATTTATTTTTCAATTATATGGAGTTAGTTTACCATAAAGATAGTATTATGGTAAAAGACTATGATAATATAAATGATAGAAAGATAAAAGCCTTTGAATTTCTGTTAGAAGAAAGTTTTAGTAAATTTTCAAGTGGTGTTAAGCGAATAATTAACGGAGATAGTTCTACGGCAAATAAGATGTGTATTCGATTTTGCACCATGCAGAAATCACAAGAATACGCATTGTTAGCCACTTCATATATAGCCTATGATAAGTTATTATTTGAAATGGAAAGAAATCTAAGAGAAGGTGATATTTCAGATGCGATTATAATGACAGAAAAAACACAAGGTTCTTTAGAAAAGATGTTAAATCGAATAAATGAGTTAAAGAAAGTAGTTCTTATGTCTGATAAGATAATAGAATCAGAAGTTGACGATGATTTATTAAAATATGCAAGAGTAGAGGGAATTACAGAATTAGTAGTAAAAGGTAAAGTAAAAATGCCTAAAAGATAATGTATATTTTAGATAGGAAATATAACAACAAAGAGGAATTTATTATAGTAAATGACTTAGATGAAGATTTAACACCTATTGTTTTTAAGTGTCCTGATATTCCTAATGATAAAGATATTTTATTTAACAAAACAGCCACATCTAATCAAAAATGGAGAATAATACCTAAGCCTGAAAGGATGTCTAACCTTGAAAATAGAATTTACAAAGAAGTTTCAAGACACAATAATATAGTTACAAAAAAACCCGACAGAAAGATTTTTGCCGATGAAATCCATAAAGAATTAAGAAACAACAAAAGTAAATACAATGACCTATGGAATTGGTATCTTACGGAATGGGATAGGAGGTTAAATGGTGTTTGGTTCTTTAATAACGGAGTAAGAACCTATATTACAGGCAAAATGTATTATTGGCTAAGTTATTGGTCGATAATAGAGGGTAAGCCAACTTACAGAGATAAAGAAAGACGATACTTTCATTTTATGACAGAGGGGTTAAAAGATGATGCTTGTTTAGGTATTGTCGAGATGACAAAAAGGAAAGATGGGAAGTCAATAAGAGCCGCTTGTGCTTTATTTGAAGAAATGTCAAGAATGATAAACAGACATTGTGGTATTCAATCCAAAAACGACACGGATGCAGGAGATTTGTTTGATAAAGTTATTATGGGATGGAAGGGTATGCCATATTTTTTCCAGCCACTACACAACCATTTTCTAAGAGACCCTTCTAACAAATTAGAGTTTAAACTAAACGATGGCGAGTTATTTAATGAGCAATTAGAATTAGGAAGTTGGCTTGATTTTCGTTCAGCCAAAGCATCGGCTTACGATAGTACATATTTAGGGTTTTACATATCAGACGAAGAGGGTAAATTAGAGGTGGTTGATGCCATGCAAAGGTGGCAGACAGTAAAACCTGCAATGCGAGACCCTTTTGGAAAAAGGACAGGTTTTTCTATTCATACAACTACATCGGAAGATACAGGTAGGTATGGATTAAAAATATTTAAAGATATATGGAAAGGGTCAAGTTATCATGAAAAAAATGAATTAGGTTCAACAGCAACAGGATTATGGAGATTGTTTTTTCCTGCGTATGATGGTTTAAAAATAGATGCTTATGGTAATTCTCTTCTAAAAGAATCGAAGAAAAATTTAGATATTGAGCGCAATGACTTTAAACAAGGTTCAAATGCATATATAAGGAACATAAGAAAAAATCCTTATTCAACAAGAGAATGTTTTATTATAGATTCAGGGAGTTGTCCTTTTGATAAAGGGTTACTAAACAGCAGGTTAAATTTTTTCTTTAATGGCAATGATTATCTTATACGAGGTGATTTTTTATGGAAGAACGGAATAAAAGACACAGAGGTTGAGTTTATACCCAACAGCGAATCGGGTAAATTTTTAGTTAGCTATCTTTTGCCTGAAACTCAAAGAAATTTATACAAAATAAAAGCAGGTAAAAAGCAACCATCAAACAGTATGTCTTTTGTGGCAGGAGGTGACACTTTTAATTTTGATAAAACAGAGGGTGAGGGTTCAAACGGAGGAGGTGCGGTATTTATGCGATATAATCCTATATTAGAAAATCCATTAAGCAAAATTGAATTAGAGATATTAACAGAAAAAGAGTGGAACGATGTAATGTTTAAATACAAAACAAATAGATTTTGTTGTACATATAATAACAGACCACCGAGTAAGGATGAGTATATAGACGACATGATAAAAATGTGTGTGTTTTATGGTTGTTATATGTTTCCAGAGATGAACCATCCACACATTCAAGATGGATTTAGAAAAAGAGGATATGGTGCTTATTTATTACACCAATACGATGAAAAGAAACAAAAAATCAAAGACAATTCAGGTGCAGTAACCAATGACCTCACAAAAGACAATCTATTTACAGTATCGCAAGACTATTTATTAGCCAATTGTCAACATGAGTTCCATAACGATTATTTAGAGGAATGTTTATCTGTATCTTATGAAACAATGACAGATTATGATTTATTTACAGCGTGTTCTTATGCTTTATACGCCAACAGTCTAACCTTACATATTATTGAAGCGGCTAAATTAAGAGAAGAAAAATTAAAAAATCTAAGGAAGAACTCACAAAAGATGTATTTTTCAGAAGTTCAGACAATATTGTAATTATTTTTATTTATCATTAATTTTGGACTATGAAAGGTATATCAAATTTTATAGATAATTATAAAGGAGCAGAAAACCTAAAGAAGTACAGGCTACCCGATGACGATATTAATCCTAAAAAAAAGGAAGACATGGATTATTGTGTATCGGTAATGAAATATCTATTTACGCTTGGGTGTAATGGAATATTAGTTAAGGGAGGTTATTTAAGTGGGCTTTTGGGAGATAGCAAATATAGTGAGCTACGTTCTTATGCAAGAGGCAAGGTAGATGTAAACAAATATAAATCAGAATTATTAGGTAAGGATAACAATAACAACCAACGTAAAAAATCGTATTATAACATTTCGTGGGGGCAGGACACAGGACACGTTAAAACCCGTGACCAAATCATAGGTAGTTATGATAAAATGGATTATGAGATATTAGTTAGTGCTACCGACCCAGCATCACAAAAGAAAAGAGAAAAAGAAATAGCAGGGTTAAAAATATGGCAAAACAAGACATTTAAAACATTTGTAGGAAACATTGGGATAGATATAGGTCAAGGAGATTCTGACATGTTTGAATCCGAAGAAGATGTTGATTTATATGTTAAAACAGGAGGGTTAAAACTTCAAGAAGAGATAAAAATGAAGAAAGCCATAGGTGTAACAATGTCTGAATCGAGGTGGAAAATGCTAAAGATGATGTTAATGAATGATATGGTTGACTTAGGAATATCTTGGACTAAAGCATACATAGACTATTCTATAAACGTGCCTATGTTAAGATACGTTGACCCTAATATGTTACTTGTTCCATGCAGTAAATATCTTGATTTTAGGGATATTACAATGTGTGCAGAGATAAGAGAAATGACAATTGCAGATGTTCGTAATGAAAGCGAACTTACAGAATCTCAATTAATGCAAGTGGCTAAATGTTACGGATTTGAACAACCTTTTGCCAGTACACAACATCGCAATTTTTATAAAGACAACGGTTTTTATCCTTATGACCATATAAAAGTAACAGTATTAGATGGAAGTTGGCTATCTTCTGATGTAAAAAAATACAAAAGTAAAATTATAGAAAAATATGGTTCTTTGTCTTATACGGAAAAGGAGTTTGATTATGAATTAAGAAAAGATGATGAAAAGAAAGGGGCTAAATTAGATGTAAAAAGGACACAATATGAATATGAGGGCAAGTGGATTATAGGTACAGATTTTGCTTTTGGGTATGGAAGAGCTGATTTACAAATAAGAAGCGGTAAGAGTGGCTATAAAAAGGCATTTTTATCTTATATAGGAGCAACCACAGGAGTAATATCAAAAGTGGAAAGAATGATACCAGATGTAGATATGATAAACTTATTGACATTCAAACGAAGAAATGCAATAGCGGCAATACCTGCACCTCCCGGACTTATATTTAACAAGACAGCTTTTGAAAACACAGAAATAGATGGACAAATCAAAACACCTATTGACTTGTATAATATGCTTTTAGAGAAAGGTATATTAACAATAGACACGGAAGACACACACGGAAATCCTATATCTAATATACATTCTATTGTAGCACCAATACCAAGTGTTGCTTTTGACCAATTTAGAATATACACCGAAACAATAAATGAACACAGAAGAAATATTCAAATAAATACAGGTATAAATGATTTAGTGGATGGTTCTACTAACAATGAAAGGATGTTAAAAATGCAAGGTGAAGCCAAGATAGAAGCGGCAAACAATGCTATGCAACCTGAATACTCTATGATGAGTGATATTATAGAAAGAGTATATACGTCAACAATGTTAAAGTGGCAAGAATTAGCAAGGCGAGGCAAGTTAAGTGTAGAAAATTCACCATTAGACGAAGATGATATAGAGATATTAGAGTTAAATGAAGATATATCCGACATAAAGTTCGGGTTAAAGATAAAATTAGGTTCTACACTTCAAGAGCAACAATTACTAATGCAGAACATACTTAGTTTATCACAGTTTAGAAAAACAAGCGGTGGAGTTGGAGGTATAACCGAAGATGTTTATTTGGCATTATATAGGGTTATAAAATCGGGTAATATACCTAAAGCTCAACTTATGATAGCAAAAGCAGTAAAAGAACAAGAGAAGTTGGACATGATACGCAAACAGAAAGATGTAGAACACGCAAGTATGCAAAACCAACAAGCGGCAGTGGTAGCAGGGGAAGAAAACAGAAAAACATTATCGGTTGAGTTTGCATCTAAATCAGCATTGTCTTATCAAGAATTTATACAAGATGCTAATTTAGAAGCCATAAAAGCAGACTTAAAAGATGGAGTATTAGACAATGAGGTACAAAGAAATATGTTATTAAAAATAACAGAGGGTATAAAAGATAGTGTAGGGCAGTTCAATATGTATGGATTAGGAGTAGCACAACCACAAGGGGGTGGTCAAAACCAACAAAGCATATCTCAGTGAACTACCCATCCACGTAAAAACGATGGATGGGTTTTACGCTCCGTGTTATAAAAAAAATACAGACTATTGTTTTTTTAATAAAAGTATATTTACTTTGTAGTATTATTAAGATAAATTAAGAAAAATGAAAGGATTATATTTCAATGATGATGTTGAAGGCGGAGGTGGAGTTACAGGTGTAACAACAACGACAGAACCAACATCACAACAAATACAAGGGCAACCCGAAAGCACATTAGATATATCAAGCACGACAGGTGGGAGATTTAAAGATGTAGCCGAAGTACAGCAGTTCTTTGAAACTTTTGATGAAAATTATGCGGAAAAAAGTCGGTACGCCGAGCATATTCCACAGAAAGATGCTTACGTTAATGATTTTGTTAAAGAGGTTAATTCTTTATTAAAGTCAAATGCGACACCCGAACAAGTAAAAATGTTTATAGATTTATCCCTAATGGACACGGATAAAATGGACAAAAGGGAGGCTATGGCAATATCAATGTCGCTAACAGATGGTATAAGTTTAAAAAGTGCCAAAACATTAATCAGTGATTCTTACCCAACTTTTGAAGAGTTTTTGGAAAAAGAGGGTGTAGATACTGAATATGAAATTGAAGTCGAAAAAGCTAAACGTAAATATTCTATCATAGAAGCAAGGCTTGAAAAAGAAAGCAAGTCGGCTTTTGATGGAATAAAAAACAAAAGGAAAGATATTTATGATGGTATTTCTTCACAAGAAGAAGTAATACAACAACAAGTAGAGTTTCAACAAAAAGTAACTAACGCTTGGCAAAAAAATCCTGACCTTAAAAGTGCAATCGACAACACGTTTGGTAAATTAAAATTTTCACACCAATCTAAAGACGAGAAAGAATACTCAATAGACATTCCCTTAGACGAGAAAGAGTTAAACACTATCTATAAAGATGCGGTAGATTTTGCTATAAAAAACACAGCAGATACAACCAAAGAAAACATAGATGCAATAGTTAAACTTGCAAAGGAAACTTATATTGGTCGAAATTTTAACAAGATTATAAGCACTATCATAGAAGATAATACATCAAAAGTCATAAAAGAAATTACTGATAATAATTCGGGAATAAAAATTAAGAGGGAACAAGGTAGAATAACAGGAGAAGAAAATAAATCTGGAAGTTTCTATCGTTAAAAAAAATTTATAACTTTTAAAAAACAAAAAAATGGTATCAGTATATTCAATAGCAGGAACACCAGTAGCAGTTCCTTTTAATTTAAAACCCGGTGCAGTAAATGTAGGCACTTGGAACACAGAGCTAATTAGTGGTTTTGACAGAGAAATGTTTAAACCCGTCTTTTTGCCTAATGCAATAAACAGACATCCTAATTCAGGGAGGTTTTACTTTAGTGATTTAATTAAATTATTAGGGTTTCAAATTCCTGTGTTAGCAGGAGAACATGGACAGTATGGTCATTTTGAAAAAGAGCGAACAGTAAATGCATTAGTGGTAAGCAGTGCAGGTTATCAAGGAGCAGGAGGAGCAGGTGCGCCTATTACGTTTCAATTAAACCCTACAACTGTTTATACAGACCCTACTTTTAATATAAAGTCATCTTATGCACGTTTAAGACAAATTGTACACTTCCAAATAGGTGATACAAACATAGTGAATGGTTGGATTACTAACATAAGCAATGCACCAGTAGGAACACAAGAAATCACAGTTGAGCCAGACGATTCTACTGTAAACTTACTTACATTACTTGGTGGAGCAGGTGCAGGAGCAGGAGCGACAGTAGGTATAATCTCTAATGCTTATGCAGAGGGTAGCAGACAAGGACAAACCTTAACGCCACGTTGGGCAACCTATAAAAACCAATTACAAATCATTAAAGATGATGATTCTCGTACAGGTTCGTCTATGGTTCGTAATTATCAACTTCAAGACTTTCCTTTTGAATTTGATGGTAAGAAAATGAATGCATTTGAGTTGGTAGGCACAGAAGATGCAGAGCGCAGATTAAAAATAGCAAGAGATGGTGCGATTTGTTTCGGCACACTAAACGACAATTTCTTTGAAACAGATAGTACAGTAGTTGAGCCTAATTTGACAGGTATTCAAGTTCGTACTACACAAGGATTGTATCCGTTTGCATTTCAAAACGGCAACACAATTCCTTATACAACAGGAGCGTTTGCTATTGGGGATGTAGATGCGGTAAACGATACACTTGATGCGGAGGGCGCACCATATAACTATGTATGGGCTTATGGTTCTCCGTTTGGTCAACAAATTAGAGAAGTGTTAAAAGACTATGTTAAAGACGATACAAACAACCAATACGTTAAAGGAGAAATTTACGGAAACGTGATGGATTCTGATTATCAAGAAGGGTTGGCAGTTCAAGTGGGATTCCAATCTTTAAGTTTAATGCCATCTTCACGAAAATTCCATTTTAAAAATGTGACCTCTTTTGATGACCCTGAAATGTTGGGTGGCACTTCTTATACATACAAAGATATGTATTTATTAATGCCATTAGGAACATTTAAAAATATGGCTTCACAAGCAAAACTAACAGAGCAATTTGGTTCAGAGTACAATGGTACAGAAATGCCATATTGGGGTTATGTTTATGCACAAAAAGGCTCATATATCCGTGAGGTAGAGATGTTCCAAACAGGTAGTGCAGGACAAGTATTAGTTAAAAAACCAACCGATGATTTTGATGTACAACGAGTACATTTCAGAGGAGAGTTTGGTGCTTGGGCAGGTGCGGCTAACTTATTTGTTGCAGGTTATCCTAATTAGAATATTTATTAAAAGAAAGAGGTGTAAAGAAACACCTCTTTCTTTATTATTATTATTAACAATAAAAATTAAGAAAAATGTTAGTTATTAAGAAAGGTACAGGCTCATTTGAGCAATTAAATACAGAAGAACTAAAAAAGATTGTATCTACCTCACTTGGGTACGATATAGAGAAATATAAAAAGAACTCATTTGAGTTTGTGATAAAAGGCAAAAGGGATTTTTTCAAGAAACTTCACGTTTTCCCCAATAAGACTTTTTTAAAAAATAGCTTTACAGTAACAATGAACGGAGAATCTATTACTTATGGTTATTGTAGAAGATTGGTTATAGCGAACAAAAGCGGTTTTTCAGAGCAAGTATTAGACCCTGAAAGAGATAAGGATTTGTATATAAAAGGTCGTTCAAAAATTGTATCAAAAGACAATTTAGATTTAGTTGCTTATATGTTGTTATATCCTGAATGTGGAACATCAGAGTTTTCAAAAAGCGACAAGTATTCATTAAACAATGTAGTTAAATCTGCAAGTTCTAATATTGCAAGTTTAAGAAAAACAACGGAGTGGAAGAACAAGATTTTAAATACAGAGGATTTAGATAGGCTAACTAATTTCTTACAAAGCACAGGACATAGGGGTACACACCTTATGGAAGAAGAAGAAATTAGATTAGTAGTATTAGAGATAGCGGAAAAGGATTTAACGAAGTTTCTAAGGGATTATAATTCGCAAGATGTAAATGTTCGTTCAGATGCACAAAGATTTATAGATGAAAACTATTTGACATACCACGAGTTTTCGGGTAGAATGGAATGGCGAGTAAACATAGGCGACAAAAAAGGATTTCCTATTGCAGATGTGAAGAAAGGGGAAGATAAGTTTGAAGTGTTATTAAGGGAGTTGGTATCAAACTATAAACTATATGACGAGTTAAAAACTTATTATTTGAATGACAAATCGGTATCAAAATCGGTATCAAAATCTCGTCAAAATAATATTGAAAAAGAACCGAGTGATGTTACAGAAGAACATAAAGAAGTAAGCGAAGCAGGAGTAATAGCAAGAGGACTTATAGACAAAGAAGTAGTAAGATATTCAGGACTTCTTAAAACTGTAAGTATTTATAAAGAGGGCAAGAAAGTTCCTAAATCGGAGGGTGGTGATTTATTGGTTTCAGACGAGAAGCATTGGGTAGGTGATTTTTTAAAATGGGCGGAAGATAATATTGATAAATTAAAGAGTATTGAGTAGCGAATGATATTTTTAAAACTATGAATGGCAGACTATTTTTTTAGTCTGCTTTTTTGTTTAATTTTGAAAAAAAGAATAAAGATGCTAAGTAATTCTGCGATAAAATTTAAAGCAACAATAGATTTATCTACAAAAGACATAAATGGAGTACCTAATCCAGATTATCGAAAAATAACCTTTACCGATGTAACAGATTATACAGGCGAGAACTTAACTACATTAAAGGGATATTTTTCTATAATAAACCCAACAGGAACAGTATTACACTTAGGGAACGTTACGACACCCGACATAGACCAAGATGTATCAATGGTGTTTGATTCTGTATCAGTTCCATTAGATAGTTTAGGCAATTTATTAAGTGGTTATTATAAGATTCAGTATTTTGTAGAACAAAGTGGTACAATAGTATATAATACGGAAGAAGTATCTGTATTAATATGTGATGATGATTGTGACAATGTTACAAATGGCGATTTAGAAATAGATATAAATTGTGATTCTGCGGTAGCAACAGCCTATGATAGAACGGAATATGCAAGTGGGAGTGAAGTAGAAAGAGTATTAACACTTAGACCACCGTTGGGTTCAAAATATTCTAATGGAACAGTTGCGAGTACCTATTCTACAACTAATAATTATGTTAATTCAGATGCATTATGGAGTGGAGTATGGGAGGCGCATTTAGTAGCGATAGTAACACATACGGATATAGTAGGTGGTTTTGAGTTTAAGACTATTGAATATGTAGATGTGTATGATAATGCAGAAGCTACTTGTAGTATTAATTTGTGTGCGCTATATAGTTGCATAACACAAACATTAGAAAAGGTAAAGAAACAAGCGAGTGATAGAGGTGGTTTAGGCAACAATGTAGATTTACACGATTTTGTTTCTACAATAGAGATGGAGTATATATCTATGGAGGTTGCAAGAAGTTGTGGAAATAAAACAAAAGTAGTAGAACATTACAATAAACTAAAAGAACTATTAGGATGTGATTGTGGGTGTGGTAACAGTACAAGTCCAACTTTAATAGAAGCAATACTCCCTACTGTAAATAATATAAACGTGGTAGGTTCAAGTCCTATTATAGTAATATCTTCGGTATCAGGTGGTACTACTACATATACAATATCACTTTCAGCATCGTTTTTAAACGTATATAACGCATTAAAAAAAGTAAATGTAGTTTCATTAGATGGTTCGGTAAACGTAACAGAAACAGCCCCAGATGCCTATACAAAGCAATTTGATTTATCGGTTGATATTGACGATGTTACAGCATCTATTTTAGCGACAATAAATCCAGCTTGTTTAGGACTTGTAGCACCTAATAATACTTTTAAAGATGTGTTACAAGAGCTGATAAACAGAGCTTGTGAACCACCTGCGCCACCTGTTGCGACAAATGATTACTATGCTACAACAGAGGGTGTAATGGTATCAATAGAGCAATTTTTGAATGATTTTTCAAATTCAGGAATAACAACAACCATATCAACTGCGCCTATAAATGGAGTAGCGGTAATAACAGGAAGCAATAAGATAGAATACACACCAAATGGAGGTTTTACAGGAGTTGAAACATTTCAATATACGATAGAAGATATTTACGGACAAACTTCTACTGCGACAATAACAGTAGTTGTAAACCCTACAACTTCGGCTTCGTGTGCCACAGTTAATGCATCTTATGTGTTAGATGCACAAGTTGATGGTACTACATTAACGTTATTATTGTCCAATCAAACAAATTATTCTACCAATGCACCAGTAAGTGTGCAGTATTTTATATCAGTAGAAGATGCATCTAACGTAGCAATACACACTTACGCACCAATATCAGGAAACAATAGTGCTACACCACCTACTACGTTTGTTTTTCCCGATGCAGTAGATACAAATTGGCATCACATAAGAGTAGTAATGTGGGTAATAACAGAATCAGCAACAGGAGATACGTGTGGAACAGTAATATATGAAGCACCAAGTCCATTATTAATACCTGATATTGGATTGTCAATGTACAGTGGTGTAGATGTTTCTTGTTTAGGAACAGCACCAACAGCAACTGATACAGAAATAACACAGGCTTTAGTAGATAAAGCGTGTGTAAGTGGAGTTTTGGTAGAAAATGGACTAAGCGGAACAGGTGTAGTTGGTGATAAAGTAAAATTAGGTGGCGGTTTAACCGAAGATACAGAAATAGATGGAGGTGGTAGTTACAAGTTAGATTTTGACGAATTAGCATCATTTAGTGTTAGGTCGGGTGGCTTAGTGGGGGCAACGACAGAAAGAGAATATTCTGCACACGAAATGCCATCAAATTATGAAGCACCTAATGGATTTTCTATTTTAAGAAAACAAGGAATTATACATTTAAACGCCTATACCCTAACAAATGGCCATGGGTTATTTAATGAATCACAAAATGCCATAATAGAATTAAGTGGTAATGAAACTATACCAGTAGGTAGTTTATTATGTCAATCTATTGAGCAATTACAAATAACAACAGATGATGCTAATAGGTCATTAACTGCTTCTGATGCTGGGGCAGGGATAAGGTTTATAGCGAATAAG